AAACGATGAGTGATTTATCGGTCTTTCTTCTTCTCCGGTAGTATCTTCTTCAATTCAGACGAGTCCGAACCTCCCGAAGTAGTCACGAAGTCATCCATCTTTAGGTCATGTTTCTGCCGTAATGCTTCCATTTCCAAATCATGCTTTAGTCTCAATTCTTGCATGGTTCGTGTGTGATTCTTATGTGCCTCAGTAGCGGAGACTTCTGAGGCCAATTCATCGGGGAGAATGTTTATTTTCGCTGTCTCTTTGCCCTTGAATAAATCAAGCACGCTTGTTATGATTAGTAGCGCAGGGCCACCAAGAAGACCAATAACAGTCAATTGTGAATCTGAAATATCTCGCTGTTCAACAAGAGAGTAGTAAGAGGCTGATGCGGCTATCACTACCCACGCCAAAACTACCGCCGTTCCGAACATAAGCATTAGTGAATCATTTGGGGCAGGCTTGCGCATGATTCATAAAACAGGCTTATTGATTTATCAATTATCCCCTTGTTTTAAGTCCTTCGCACCGTCTTGAGAGTTTTCCGGCGGCAATTCCCCTGTCTCCGGCGCTATCGGGGTCAAATCCTTTCTATCGTCTCCGTCTTGTTTCGCCTTTGGTAAATTAAGAAGGTCAAGTGCTTGATTTAGAGTTAGAATGCCCGCGTCATATCCCATTGTAGCACGCTGCATAATGTTGAGGGGCGTTTCGCTATCCATAGCATCAAACTTAATTTTTGGAAGGTCTTGCCTCCTGTGTTCTATACCCAATAAAGTAAGATGGGTAGAAAACAATTCAGCACACGCCTGTTCCAATATCTTGTGCATACGAGAGATGGCTTGAACCGCCCACATATTTGCGTTGTAAGTAGCAGCGAAGGTTGAGCCCCGCTCTTGGCCTGCGGCCACACGAGGCACTTGGAGGACAGCAGCAATGTCTCCATTGATAGCATCAAGGAAGTCGCTACTGTTGGGTAGTGCATTCTCCAAATCTACATGGTGAATCTCTACATAATGAGGGAGAACGGGGATTTGGTCTCCGCGTAGTCCTTCAAAGAGTGAAATTACATCATTCATAATTGTATTGAGTCTGTCGTATTGCTCGGCAGGGTCTTGGATATGCTCGATAGCAGACTTGTCTATTGTGATATACTGCTTAGTCATAGAATCCTCAAGACTGACTCGATTATTCATAGCATTATACTTCATGCGTATTGCCTGCTTTAGTGCGGAGAATCGAGAAGCGCCCCAAATACCGTAGGTGCTTCTTCCCTTGTTATCTACGAACCAATTACTTCGGTAATCCACCTTGAAGTGTAAAACCTCCGTTGCTGAAATAGCCTTTTCGTAGGTTGTTGCTTCTCGTAGCATATAGGTCACAGGCCTGATAATAGGATTCTCCTTTGAAGCCACGAAGTAAGAGCCGAGACCGCCCCGCTCATCCACGATATTCACTTGCGCCACAGGCAGGTTTTGTAGGTCTGTTATACCCTCACCCTGCTTGCCTACAATCTTGTTAATGTCGTTCCCATATACCATGAGATTGCGCATAGCGTTAATCATCACATCATCAAAGTCAAGGTTCTCTTCTACTAATTCCCTAATACTATTGCGTATGCTCGCATTCTTAGCCTTATCGTATTGAATCTCAAAATTGTTAGCGGTAAGAGATACCGCACGCACAGCCCCATTCAATTCGGGGTCAAGTTTCAACATTAGGTCATACATATCGAATTCGTTATCGTAATTGCTATCCTTGTTGAGTTTTTCTGTATCTCGCACTATGTCGGGAATTCCTGCTGCCACCTTGAAGGTTTTGTTTGTTGGTATGCGGGTTTCAGTCACCGCTTCTACATTGCGGCCCATTAGTCTGTCCCACAGCGTTCTCTCTGCCATATCAAGCGAACAATGATGGTGGCTTATAATCATTGGGTTATTGTTTTCGCACATTTTCCACTTTTTAGAAAGAATTAACCATGATACTGAGTGCTTTTCGTCCTTTTTTTCAATTCTTTCAAAGAGGGTTGAGAGAAGTAATGGGCTGAGACACTAAACATACCATTGAAAGAATTGAAGAAATAAGAAAACCGTTATACTGCGGCCCTGTAATTTCTTCCCACATAATGAAAACGGGCAAACAAATTAAATACACACGAATGCTTATAAGACTCAATCTTGAACGAGTGTTCATGGGGCAGGGTGACGAACCAAGTGGTCGCTACACAGGCGGCTATGACCTAATAGACAAGATTGCTAAAGAGCGCTCATTCGCAAGTAAGACTGAGTTTGCACATTATTTGCATAAAGTAGAACCACGATGTTCGGTTGATGGGTGGCGAGCACGCATTTACCGTTGGGCGAAGAGAAATAATGTATCCCTTAGCGACTTCTACAAGAAGGAGGACTACGACTCCATTAGTTTCAAGGATAAACTCAAGAGTCTCTACTATGACGAAAACGGAGATAACTACCTCACTGTTTCTATTGATAGTAAGCAATTGGTTTGTATTGATGGTGATACTCATAGGGCTATGAAAAAGACCTACTCCAATGACGGTGGCAAGGCTACAATAGAAGAGATGAGTAGGAAGTTTGGCTTCCCTTCATCGTTTATCTTCAATTACATAAAGGTGTGTGGTTGGACGCATGGTATGGATATTTACACGGATGAGCAAATACAGAATAAGAGTGTTGATGAATTAGTAGAGGAAGTTATCGAGTCCAAGCGAAATCGAGTCTTAGAAAAGGCAAACAAGAAGTATTGGGCGGGCATCGAAAAGGATGCAGATAACTACAAACTTCTCCAAGAGACATGGGTGGGCGAATTCAAATCTCTTATCCAACAGAAGACAGGGAAGGTAAAGCAATTCAAGATTGAGAAGGCTAATTCTCCTTATGCTGTTGTTATGTCTCCTACTGACCTACACTACGGTAAGCACGGTTGGAAGGACGAAGTAGGAGAGGAATATACCTTAGACATTGCGCGCGAGAGACTTCTTTCTGCTACGGGTAATCTAATCAGTCGCTTTAGCGGGAGGCCGGATAAGATAATTGTTGCTACGGGCTCGGATTGGTTTCATATAGATAACGAACAGGGTGGCACTACTGCCGGAACACCCCAAGACATGGCGGCAAGCCCCGCACAAATTCTAATGGATGGTTGCAAATTAGCGAGAGAGCATATTGATATGCTACGCTCTGTCTGTCCGGTAGAAGTAGTATTCATGCGAGGCAACCACGATAGACACACTGCGTTGGCTCTTATGCTGTATCTTGATGCGGTCTATGAGGACTGTGATGATGTAGAAGTTATTTGCGACCCTAAGACGCGACAGTATCTACAATACGGTAATAACCTTCTTGGTTTTACACATGGGGATGGAGTAAAGGGCAATGACCTTCCATCCCTAATGGCGACAGAAGAAAGACAGGCTTGGGGAGACTTAGAGCATCACACTTGGTTTCATGGGCATTTGCATTACATGAAAACTACTGAAATGAATGGTGCTCTTATCTTACAATTACCAAGTTTAGCAGGCCATGATAGATGGCACTACAAGAAGGGCTACACAATGAGTCGTGCGGGAATGACTGCACACATAGTAGATGAAAAACAAGGGGTCATTGGTTATCTCTTTAGTCCGGTGGTGCGACATGATTGAGTGGGTCTCGGCAGAATGTGATGGTTGCGGTTGGAAAGCAGACCGTATGATGAAGAGTAAGGCTGAGTCCGGCATTTGTCCGTATTGCAACAAAGATAAACTGAGGCCCGTATAATGAAATTCAACACAGACTTTGCTATGGCCCGTTCCCGTAATGATGTAGAATACTTCTACAAATGGTTAGGTTATACATGGGGAGACCACATAGGCGAATGGATGGAAATGTATGGTAAGCGTGGAGATGTGCAAGTCCATAGGGTCTGTATCATTGCCCCAAGAGACCACAGTAAATCCACTACTTTGAGGGTTAAACTACTACATAGCGCACTTTTTGAGAAGTGGCGCGACAAGGCATTCACCTGTTGGCTGTTTTCAGCAAGTAAGGATTTGGCTATACGCAGACTTGAGGAAATACGAGAGGATATGAAGCGACACCCTCAGTTAAGCAAGTATCTTGATACGCGCAGGGGCAACAAGTTAGAATTACGATTCACCAACGGCGCTTGGATACGCGCCACTTCGGTTGGGTCTGCCATTCGTGGTGAGCACCCTGCCTGTATTGCTTTTGACGATGTGTTGGATGATACGGGCGACCAAAATTTCAACGGTATTAGGCAGTGGTTTAGGAAGAAGGTCACACCTATGTTAAGTCCCGGCACTTCGATTTACTGCGTAGGCACACCTATGTCTATGACTGACCTTTACCACACGGAGATGTTAGAGAATGATACTTGGGAGAGTGGAACATGGTCGTCTGTGTTAAATTGGGATGAATTCAAAACCGACCCCGAAAATGTTAAGCCCATAGAGTTATGGCCGGAGTTTAGGCCTATTGATTTCCTGTTAGAGCAAAGGCAGGCTATGGGGGAGTTATCCTTTATCCAAGAGTATATGTGTAAGGTTATAGATGACGAGGCGGCTGTATATCCGCGTTCTTTAACCCGCAAACAATTAGATTTGGATACACTATTAGGGCAAGAGAAGATGGATGATTGCAAATATGCAATAGGTTTTGACCCCGCTCATGGCTTAGGACAGGACTATTCTGTAATGGTGTGTCTCAAACAAGATTCAGAGGGTTTCATTCATTTGGTGAATATATGGAGGCGTAATGACTTCCCACCGGATAAACAGGCTGATATGATGATTGAGTGGAGTCGGAGATATGGCACGCCTGCATTCGCCGTTGAGTCCGTAGGATTCCAACAGATGTATGAGAGTCTTCTCTCACAGAAGGGCGCTATGATTGACTACCGTGAGAGTAAGGTGGGCAACCGGACTTTGAAGCAGGGCTTGATGAATCGTATGCGAGTATGGTTTGAGCGAGAGATGGTTATATTCCCCTATGGTGATGACGCTACACGCCGTCGAGTTAATATCCTATTAGAAGAGTTAGAGACTCATGCTTGGAGGGATGGTGTGATTGTTGATTTGGGGCGACACAACGATTGTGCTATGGCATTAGCCCACGCACTCGACCAATTTACCTACATGAGCCCAAATACCCCTTCGATTATGAAAACCATGCGCAAAGGCGAATGGTCGGGTGGAGTGAAGAGAATAAACCGCACACAATCAAGTTTTGGCGGTAAAGTGCTAAGGAAGCGAAGATGATGACCGGAAAAAAACCAAGAAATAAGAGAAGGACACACAACCATAGAACGGGTGTTAAATTCAAGACTCAAGACCGCACGGTAAGAAATCATGGCCCTCGCCCGAAGCGCGAGACATACCAACGGTGCGTGGTGGAAGTTATCAATAGCGATTTCATGGAAGAGTGGCGCACAACCGAAGAAGTGGCGTTTCGCGCTACCCAATGTGTGCCGCGCCATTGGAAGCAAATTTCTTCCTTTGTTCTCGGCCAAATCATGCGACCCATTATAGCAGACGGCTTTGTAGCCAAAAGAAAAGACGGAAGTAATCGGACGCACTATCGCAGATTGAAGTTAATAAAGTGATTTCAAAAAATTAGAAAAAAATTTCGCGTTATGGCGACCACGCGAATTCGGCCTGCATCGTGATTATTGGGGTCTCTAAAAAAGCAGGAGACCCGCAGGAAGGTGCTCTAAGCGCGTTCTAACGCGCTTGAACACCGTTCAGGTCTCTGAGTAAGGGAAGCAGTTTAACGACGTGCTCAGGTCGCCTCTGAGCCTCAGTATCCGTGAGGCTCAAGGTGGGTCTTGCCTGCTGCAATCAAGTCG